AAGCCATGGTTGATTTCTGATTTGTTTGATCAGAATAATTCTAACCCTTATGGTCCTAGTACTGCAGTTTCTGCTGTGGTTGGTAGCAATAACTTGAATTTTTGCACTGGTGTACTTCAAATTGAAGTATTGAATCAACTTCGTGCAGCTGGTCAAGCTTCCAATACTGTTGAGATTCTGACTTGGATTTCTGCTAGTGATGATATTGAATTTTCTGTTCCAAATTTTTCTTCATTCAGACCTTGTTCTTCAGCTCTTACTTTTGAACAACCACGATTTATTCGTTCCAAACGAGAAGCAGTTGAGGAAATTGAAGAACCAGAACTTGAGGAAGAACAAACTGAGAATGAAATTCTTTATCGGATTAAGAGAGAACTTGAAGAATCTGATGAAGATATTCCTTCTGAAGAAATTGGAGAAAATGTGACAGAGAATGATGATGATGATTCTAATGAGGATCTTGAGATCGAAGCTCAAGCTTTTCAAAATATCACTGATGCTTCTATGCATCTTGGTCAACTTGATGGTACTGAGTTTACACGAATTTTTGGTGCTCCAAATGCTTTTGGAAACTCACATATGTTGACTATGGGTGAAAAGATTGATAATCTTAGAGTTTTGATTAAGAGGTTTACTCCAATTGCTTATAAAGCTGGAACAGCAAATAGTATCACTCCTAGCACTGTTGTTTTTGATCCAGCTTATTTTGGTACTCTTGCACCTCAATCTTCAGTTTATGATGTTCCAATTAATTTGTATTCTGGTTCTACAGTTGTTGGTTCTTATACCAACACTCTTTCTCCTATTGAATATATTTCTAAGATTTATAGGTTTTATAGAGGTAGTCGTAGATACAAAGCTGTTCTTGGTAATGGTAGTACTGGGGATAGTGCAATCATGAATTTTGCTGTTCAGGGATATCTTGGTGCTCAAGTTAGAGTTAATGGTGCTGTGAATCCACCTAGAATTTTGTTGTCAACTGAACCACCTAATGTGAGTTTTGATACTAGTGGTCGTTTCGCACATTTTGTTGACGGTGTTAACAATAAGATTTGTGAAGTTTCAGCTCCATTTTTCTCTTCTACACCAATTCAAGTTATTTCAAATGGAACCACTCTCCCCCAAGCTGATGACTATTGTATGAGATTCTTTGTTTATTTTAACTCTTTGGCTAATGCAAGCAATCAATCTAAACCAATGGTTTTCTATCAAGCTGCAGGTGATGATTTTAATTTTGGCTATTTGATTGGTGCCCCATTGCTTAAAAGAATTGCTCCCGTTGCTCTATTTAATTAGATTAATGAGATGGAACCTTAAAGAACCTCCCCATTTTTCTGATTTAAAGTCTTTACCATAAGGCGAAAACATATTCTACTCGAATATGGTAACTTTTAAAATTTATAAAAGTTTTTATTTTTACTCGCCTTTTGGTGAGGTTTTTCGGTTATTTTATAAATTTTAAATGTTATTTCTTATGATAATGACTCTAAATGAGTCCTCCTTATCCTGGTTGTAAATCGTTTGCATACATA